AAGAAGGGTTACATAGGTCGAATTGTTGGACCAAAAACAGTAACTTTAATTCCATTCGAAGGTACTTTATATAATAAGAAGGAGAGGCGTTATGAGGGACCTGGAGCCGGCGCTTCACCTCCACCTGATGCTGTAAATGCGGAGCTTAAAAATGAAGCAGCAGGAGATAGTGTCAAGAGACCTGGTGGTCCTGAACGAGCTGTTGAAGGAAAGCCAATGCCGGATTGTGGTAGTGTAACAAAATGTACTTATGAAGCAGCAATAAGAGGTGGTGTTAAAAAAGGACTTGCTGAAAAATTAGCTGCATGGCTTAGTAGAAATGTAGGTGCCTTTTTAAGATATGTAAAAGAAACACACCCGGATATTGAATTTTCGTATAAAGAGAATCCGAAATCAGGAATTGTCGATTACCCGGATAAGGAAATGAAATTTCCTAAAGCGGGAGGTGTTGCCGAGGGTCCTACTGTGCAAGAGATACAAGATAACCCTCCAAAAACAAAAAAGTTAGTGGTACCGGAAGGTTTTTCTTTAAGGGATATTATTCAGTTATCTAGAGAAGTTCTTATTGTTGAAAGTAAACGTAAAGCGGAATTACGTGAGAGAGCTAGAAAAGCAGGTGTTCCATACTCAAGGTACGAAAGAAAGGGCGGCGGGGGGTTAGATGCCCTTGAAAAAGCAGTTGAAGCAGCTGAAAAAGCTAAGGCAGCTGAGGAGGGATTTAAAGAAAGAAATCCGGAAGAAGCTGAGCCAGAGCCAGAGGCAAAGGAAGCAGAGCAGCCAGCAGCTGAAGCGGAAGCTGCTAAAAAGGCGAAGCCGGCTAAAAAGAAGACAGCTAAGAAGAAAACTGGTTGGAAGGAGATTATACGGGGGTTAGATAAAGAGGTTATATTTGAGTTACTTAAAAGTCTTCAAGAATCTCAAGAAGGTTACCGTGTTAATGTTGGATTACGAGCATCTGATTGGTACAAAGAAAGAAAAGAAAAAGAAGAGACCGGTCCAAAGTCAGACTACCAAGGTGAAACAGGGATGTTTGTAGCAGAAATATTTAGAACGAAAGATGGATTACAGCTTGGCGATATATATAGACAAGAAGATCCAACAGACATTGTTAGAGGCGAGCAACAAAGTAAGAGTAAAGAAAAAGTTAAACTGTCCCCATTTGATAAAGCAGTAGAAACCTTAAAAACTAAGAATAATCTTAAAGCTAACGCGTTAGCGCCTGCTCTCAAAATAGATGATATTAATATAATAACTAAGATTACCGGTAAAAAGGAAGGGGTTAGATTATCTGATGAGGATATAGTAAAAATTAAAAACGAGTTAATTAAGCAAAATATCATCAAAGAAAAAAGTTCTCAAAAAATACTGCTAAGACAGTTGACTTTGCTTTCCCGATAATTAATTAACCGAGATTGGGACGAGGGAGACCCTTTTAAATTCATCTCTGCAGTTGATTTTTACTTGCATTCCTATATAATAATATTATGACTTATACATCTTCGAAGGTAATCGAATTAGGATCAACAGCATTTCGTCAGCCTAATGCAGATTCACATTGCAAATATTTACACGGCTATCAATTGAAAGCAGAACTTACTTTTGGTTGTGAAAAACTAGATAATAATAACTGGGTATTTGATTTTGGTGGTTTAAAACAGCTTAAAGAAATTTTCAACAATCAATTTGATCATACTACTGTTATTTCTGGTTTAGATCCGGAGCTAGATACTTTTAAAGATCTACAGAATAAAGGTATTATTCAACTAAGAATTTTAGACGGTGGTGTAGGTATTGAAAAGTTTGCTGAATGGGTATTTAAAACTGCAGATACGTATATTGAAGAAGCAACTGAAGGACGCGTTTGGGTTGAAAACGTAACAGTATTTGAGCATGGTAATAATTTTGCATCATGTCATAAGGCTGTAACAGCTGGTACAACGTTTGTTAATGAAGAGGGTACTAAAACACATGTTGTTGAAGATATAGATCCAGAGGAACCGATTACTACAACAGAACCACCTCGCGCAGAATACGACCCACCGGTAAATCCAGGAGCTGCTAATGTTGGACCTGCTAAAAAGAGTAACAACTTTAGTAACCCGTTTGAAGGTACATCTTGGGGTGCTTAGGTACCAAGTACTGAACAAATAAAACGAAGTATTTTGCTTCGAGCTATTTCCGAATTACCAAATTCGTAGGAATATATGTCATTATCTGTGCACTGCTTATTGTTAAACTTGTTAAATATTTCTCTGTAGCCAGATTTGTTAACATCAGCTTGATTACAATCACCTATTACAATATAACGCGAATCTCTTCCAAATCTTGTTAAAATTGTTGTAAGTTCCTTACGCGATAGGTTTTGCGCTTCATCAACGATTACTAAAGATTTATTAAAAGTCAATCCTCTTACAAAGTTGACGGGTATTGCTTCAACAATACCTTTTTGTTTTAACATACTATAAGTACCTCTATCTGCAATTTCGGTTACCTTCTCTTCAAGAGGTATTGAATAGGGTGAAAATTTATCATCAATTTCACCTGGTAAGGATCCTAGACTTCTTTCAGCAGACTCTGCAACAGATCTAATATATACCATTTTACTAAATTCTTCCTGTCTTATTAACTCGAGACCTGCATATACAGCAATATATGTCTTCATACTCCCAGCCGGTCCATCAACGAATCCCATTTTTGTCTTTGGATTCTTAATACAGTTATAAAACTCTCGATGCTTTGGATTAAAATAGAATGGACGCTTAATCTTAAAATTAAATAACCAATTCTTTTGTAATGATTCTGTAAGCTCAATATCTGGTGAGCTTACCCGACGTAAACGGGCTGTTTTTACACTCATTAATAATATTTAGTTGAAAAACTGGTAGTTTCATAATATAATTAAAGAAATATGATTGATTGTACTAAAGAAACTCTATTGGTATCAGATGATAAGGCATTTTATACACTTGAAGGTGAAGGTGAATATGTTGGAATGCCGTCAGTCTTTTTTAGACTGTCGATGTGTAACTTAACGTGTAAGGGATTTGCTTCTGAAGATTCTCCTCATGGTTGTGATTCTTATATTTCGTGGTCTGTTAAAAATAAAATGACTTTCAATGAGATTTTTGAATACTTTGAAAAGCATAAACTTGTAGATAAGTTACGGGAAGGTGCAATCTTTAAACTTACTGGTGGCGAACCTATGGTTCAACAAAAGCAGCTACTTAAGTTTATTAAAGCGTTTATATATAAGTATGACTTTCACCCTGTAATTGATTTTGAAACGAATGCTACAATTCAACCGGATGAAGCTTGGGTAAAGGAGTTTCACGCCTCTTTTACAACGTCTCCTAAGCTAACATCAAATGGTGATCCGGAAGAGAGATCATACAAGCCTGAAGTTTTAAAGTGGCATAGAGAGATAGGATCAGGTTTTAAATTTGTTATTGCATCAGATGAAGACATTAATGAAATATGGCGTAAGTATGTAGATGATAAGACTGTTAGAGTACCCACTAATCGTATATGGTTTATGCCTTGCTGCGGTAGTAGGCAGGAACATGTTGAAAAAGCTCCCGCTGTAGCAGAATATGCTAAAGCTATGAATGTTAACTTCTCTCCTAGGTTACATTTGCTTATATGGGATATGGCTTTAAAGGTTTAACTCCATATATATAATATGAGAATTGCATTTTCAGGTACGGGGAATAGTGGTAAGACCACACTTTTAAGAAGCTTTTTATATTCATGGACTAATTATACGACTCCTAAAAAAACGTATAGAGACATATTACAGGAGGAAAAGCTACCACATTCTTCGAAGCTAACTACCAAAACACAAGAGTCAATACTTAACTTTATGGTTGATAATGTTCAATCAGCTAGTAAAGATGATAAGATTGCTTATGATAGATGCCCTCTGGATGCTATAGCGTATTCAATGTGGGCTCATGATAAACAAATCGAAGGTTTTACAAAGACGTTTGTTACGAAACAAATTAATTTAATGAGAGAATCAATGAGATCTCTTGATATTATTTTCTTATGTCGTTTTGATCCTAATCAGGCTATACAGGACGATGGCTTTCGTGATACAGATAAAAAATTTATCGTAGAAGTTGATAATATTTTTAATTCTCTGTATAGGCAATATACAGAACATCCAGAAGCTGATATATTTTTTCCAAAAGGCGACTCACCATGTATTATTCTTCTTCCGGATAACGGTCAGGAGAGAATTGATCTAATAGGAGAGTATGTAACACCGGAAGGTGATATGTACGGTGATGAGAGCTCTCTCTTTTGTCCAGAAAATCTTAATCAGTTAGAAGAATTAGTAAAACAACAACAAACTGCGCATGAAGCTGAAGAAAGAGAAAAGGAACTTAAGAAAAAATTTGGGTTACCCGATGGTGGTTACCCGCCGGTTACGTTATGAGCAGCATTGGAGTAGGAATAATTACATGTAATAGACCTGACTTTTTTAAAAAGTGTAGAGAGTCTATTAAAGACGAGTGGTATGATAGCATAGTCGTTGTAAATGATGGAAAGGGTCCTATTTTCGATAGCAGGTCTCCAGTTATACAGACAACAGGCGGTGAAGGAGTAGGTAAGGCAAAAAATATAGCAATTGAGTACCTATTGGAACAAGGTAGTGATTATATTATTCTTGTAGAAGACGATATGTTATTTAAAGACAATTTATTTGAGCAATATATTAGAGCTTATAAAGAAACTGGTATACACCATTTTATGTTTGCGTATCATGGACCAGCAAATAAAGCTGGTATAAGTAGAGGGAAGCCAGTACCTCGTAGGGTTATTGATTATGGTGATATTAAAATAGCTTTAAATCAGCACTGCGTTGGAGCAGTTTGCTTTTATACTAGACAGTGTTTAGATGATGTAGGATTATATGATGAATCTTACACTAATGCCTTTGAACATGTTGATCATTCATATGAATTAGCAAAAGCTAATTATAGTACTCCTTATTGGTGGTGGGCTGATATTGAAAATAGTCTAGATTATGTTGAAGAACAGGCGTGTTCTGAAGATAGCTCAGCAATTCGTCCCAGATCGGACTGGCAATCAAATATTCAAAAATCAGCTATAAGATTTACAGAAAAACACGGAGTGTCACCCGTACAAGTACATGATACACCTGTTAAAGAAGTTATCAATAAGCTTAAAGAAATTAAAAATGAAAATAGACCTGTTTTGTCCGAGTAGAGAAAGAGTTAATAAAGTATTGACATTTATTTGTAGTATAGCCACAACAGCAAAAGATATTAATAACGTTAATCTAGTATTGGGTATTGATGATGATGACCCTAAGCGTGATATATATTTAAAAATCGCACAAAATTTTAGTTTTATTCAATTAGTAGAATACCCAGCTAATTTATTTAAAGAAAAAGGCTTATCGGGATTATGGAACACGATGGCCAAACAAACAACAAATGATATTGTTGCTATGGTTGGCGATGATATGGTATTTGAGACTATTGACTGGGATGAAAAAATAATTAAAGAGTTTGCAAGCAAGCAAGATTATTTTTATCTTGTTCACTGTAATGATGGTATGAGAGGACAGGGCAATAAGTATTCCAATGTTACACCTTTAGCAGTAAATTCATTCGTACATCGCGACTACATTAATACAATTGGACGTTACGTACAAGAAATTGAGCCTAATATTTTTCAAGACACCTATTTAGATAAATTATTTGAAATATTAGATCGAAAAATATATTTTCATGATATAATAATAAGACATAGACATTTTTCAGAATATGGAAGTAAAGATCAGACGTCTATTGAAATGGAAAAACTTAGAGAAGGTATATGGGATAATAATAAGTTATTTGAAGAAAAAATTTATCCTGAAATCTTAAAAGAGGTAGAGATAATAAAAGCAAAAACATCGTGAATATATACACCCACTACAGCGACTCACATAAAGAGTTGTATGAAAATTATTTTAAGAAATCCTTAAGAGAAATTTATACAAAGGATGAAGCTTGTATACGGGCGGCATATCATAAACAAACAACAAGTAAGGGTAAGTTTATGGAAGCTGGTTGGCTTGATAGTATGAAATATAAACTGCAAGTTATACTTCAAGCTATAGAAGAAAATAAAGATGATTATTTTATTTTTGCAGATACGGATATTGTTTTTTATCAGCCGTTTATCGAAGACTTAAAGGATGCAATTGAGGATAGTGATATAGCATGTCAAGAGGACTGTAATTCTCTTTGCGCGGGGTTTTTTATAGCTCGTGGTAACGATAAAAACAAAAAACTATTTACAGAGATATATAATAATTTTAGACAAATGGTAAATGATCAAGTAGCTTTAAATCACTTTAAAGATATGGTTAGTTATAAGTTTCTTGATAGAGAAAAATATTATACTATAGGTAATTTTTTTAATAATACTGATGGTACACATAAGTGGGACGGTGTTACAAATATTATACCCCCGGAAAAAATAAAAATACACCATGCTAATTATGTAGTCGGGGTAGAAGATAAGATAAAACTTATTAAGTTAATACGAACCAACTATGAAAATTTGGTACGATAAAAATAAACTAAATTTAAATGAATTTAAGTCTGAAAAATTTTTATTCTTACCTCTTTTTGATAAAAAAGTAATAGATAAGAGTAACGATTTTCGTAATAATAGTTGGACAGAGGGAATAAGACACAGTGTTCAATATACATCAATAGATGATGCTGATTATATAGTATATCACGACAAGTTAGATCAAGGTATTGCTGAATATTTACAATATACAAATAAACCAATATTAGCATTCTTTAATGATGATAGCTGCAAGCCTATTAGTGATAAGATACCTAAAAATATACACGTTTTTAGAACTTCAATTAATAAGACAAAGCAAAAGAAAAATGAATTTGCAATGCCGGCGTGGAGTGCGGATTTTAAGTTTCCGGGGACCGTGTATAAGTGTAATAAACCGGTTGTTAGTTTTTGCGGAGCAATAACAGACCCAGTACGAGAAAAATGTATATATCAGTTGGAAAAAAATTCCAAAGTAAAGGTAGACTTTATTATAAGAAGGGCGTTTTGGGGTGGATCACCTCATAATCCTACTTTACGGAGCGAATATATTGAAAATATAAAGAACAGCGATATGGTGTTATGCTGTCGCGGCGCGGGTAATTTTTCATATAGACTTTATGAGACGTTATCATGTGGTAAAATACCTATTATTGTAGACACAGATATATCATTACCGTGTTCAGATAAGGTTAACTGGGATAAGTTTATCGTTACAACTCCGGAAAAAATAAACGACGATATTAACGACTGGTGGAGTCGTATTGATGTAGAAACTTACCATATTCGTCAAAAGTACAGCCGTTATGTTTATGAAACCTACTTGTGTCCCGATGGGTTTGCTTATTATATATCAAACTTTTTCTTAAAGAATGAGAATAATTAATCATAATATTTCATCTAAAGAAAAATATTTTGATCCTGTAAAGACAGAGCAAAATATACAAGAAAGTTTGTTTAATAATATAGAACAATTACCTGAGGACTTAAATTATGTCAATGTACCCATAGCACAAACTATTAACAAATACGGTTTGCATGTTACACAACAAATAATTGATGATATTGAAGCAAAATATAAAGGTGTTAAAAAATTTGTATGTCAGCATATTTTAGTAGATAGGTTGAATTTTTATAACAATGTAGTTTTTACTCCACATGCCGTTTCTTCTGATAATAAGGTGTGTATACCTCACTACAACGGAGTCTTTAATAAGGAGGATATTGTAAGGTATAATAAACGTAAATATATAACGAGTTTTATAGGCAGTTCATTAACACATAATATTAGAAAGGAATTATTTAACCTTAATAATGATAAAAATATTGTTATACGCGATACCGGTAATTGGTTTTATGAAAAAAATCTTACAGACAAAGAAAAATATTTAGAGAAATTTAAAGAATTTTTACTCAACAGTAAGCTGAGTCTTTGTCCTCAGGGTACAGGTCCTTCAACTATAAGGTTATACGAGTCAATGGCTGTGGGTAGTATACCAATTGTCTTTAATGATGTAAAAGTTCCTGATGGGTTTGAAAAATATATAATTAGGTTAAGTGATGTAAAAGAGGTTTGCGATTTAAATCCCGATTCTTATAGCAAGCAGAGTAAATCTTTGCATATTGATTATTGGAAAAAAATATCTAACTATAATGTATACAAAATATTATTAAACTATACATAATGTAGAAAAGTGAATGTAATAGTACAGTACGACCCATATAACAGGGTAGGTAATAGAATGTTTCAATACGCATTTAGCCTTCTATTAGCAAAAAAATACAATTGTAAATTATATTGTAACGAAGGTTTACCTAATTTTAGTATACCGCCTGTTCCTTTTAATAATTTACAATCATCAATTCTTACAACCAGGTCCATAGGTAATCATTATTTTAATTTTAATGCTTTAAATGATTTTGATGGTGATATTATTATGAATTCATGGGCACAAAAAGCTCACTACTATACTGATAGTCGTGATTTTTTAAGAAATGTTTTTGGTATTAAAAATCTTGACCCTATTAATAATGATTCCCTAGTATTACATGTTAGAGGAACTGACTATAACAAACTAGATTACTTTTTAGGGTATGAGTTTTATAAGAGATTAATAAAAGATTCTCAATTTACAAAAATTAAAATTGTAACTGATGACCCAAATTGCGATACGGTAAAAAAACTAATAAGTGATGGCTGCACTTTAGAAACATCTGGTGAATCTACATTTAATATCAACGGTGATAGAAGTGCTATGAATGATATGAAAACACTTTTATATAGCGAAAACATAGCTATATCACAATCATCTTTTTCATGGTGGCCGGCTTTTTTAGGGTATCATCAAAATATTATATTTCCATATAGTACGACAAAAAAACAAATATGGCCGCTCGATCCGAAGAAAGACGACATAGATCTCTTCTTTGATTTCGATAATACTAGTGTTAAGTATATATTATGAATGTTGTATTGTTTCATAGAGGACCTTCACTTCCGGATCATATTAAATGTTGTATTAATCAGATATTCAACATAATACCTGATGCAAAAATTTATTTTTTAACAAATTTAAATATTGCCAATACAAACAATAAAAATATAACAATTGTTAATATAGAAGAATTTAACGTGCCAGATATTTCTAATTATTTTGCACACGATATACCTGAGCATGTTCAATTATGGCAAACAGCTGCATTGCGATTATTTTATATAGAAGAATTTTTACAAAAATATAATATTAACGATGCTATTCACTTTGATAATGATGTCCTTGTTTTTTCTAATTTAAAAAAATTACTACCCAAATTTAAAAAGTTTAATTTTCTTATCACACCTCACTTTGAAACAGAATACGTCTTTGGCTTTAGCTATATTAAAAACAATAAATCACTTACACCTATTAATAACAGTTTATTACAGTTGGTTAATTTACCATTTTCTGAATTACAAACTCGTGTCAATAGCGAGTGTCCACACGAGATGAGACTTTTAAATTATATTAATACAACTAATAATAATAAGTATATAGATCATCTCCCCGTGGTGGTGGAAGGGCAAGGAAGTGATAATTTTGATATATTTCAAACAATATTTGACCCGTCAACATATGGAAAACACGTCGCCGGTTCACATTGCCTCGGTCCACATAATAAGCACTATGTTGAAACACCTGACTGGCACGGTACAGAGCTACACCACTATGCCGGATCTCAAATAAGCTCTGGAAAAATAAAAGTAATCTTTGATGGTAAATACCCCCTTATAACTTATAATAATAAGACATATGCAGTAAACAATCTTCATATACATGATAAAAATTTAAGAGACTTTGCAATATTATGATGCTAGATTTTAATAACCTTATAAAAAAGTACGATATGAATATCACCGGTGTTATACATATCGGAGGCCACATCGGTAAAGAATATGATGAATATCAAAAAATAAACACTATAGAACATATGGTGTTTTATGAACCTGATCCAGATAGTTTTACAAAATTAAAGGCGAGAGTAGGTCACGATGAGAGAGTTATTTGTGTTAATCGAGCTTTAGGTCCATTTTCCTGCGAAGCTAACCTACATAGAGAGCATAATAATAACGGGCAATCTAATTCATTACTAGAGCCATATGTACACACCCATATATACCCGGATATTGTATTTAATGAAAAACTAAAAGTCAAGGTTGATCCATTAGATAGGTATAAAACATCTCCAAAATTTAACTTTATTAATATGGATGTCCAGGGTGCTGAATTAAACGTATTGCTTGGTGCTTCTAAAACTCTTCAAAACATTGATTATATCATGACTGAAGTTAATAGAGACGAATTATACAAAAACTGCGCACTGATTGAAGACATAGATTACTTTCTCTCAAAATATAATTTTGAAAGAGTAGAAGAAAAATGGGATAGAGATAACCCTGTGTGGGGTGATGCGTTTTATATAAAAAGAAAATGAATTTAATATCAGGAGAGAATCTCCAAGAGCTAGCTGATTTAACTATTATCTTTGAGGATCAGAGGCATGAAAATTTATGGAAGATTCAAATTAATAACATAACGTGTAAGTATGTTGTGTTACGACCGAGTGATAAGCTTCCGGATGTAATTTTTAAAGCTAAGTCTATTTTTATATATACGCATGCTCTGCCTCTATTTTTTGAAAGAGTATTCCCTTCCTTACAAGAACCTATTACCCTTTTGTCACATAACTCTGATCACGGGGTGGATAATACCTTTAAGGAGTATTTAGATGATAATAGAATAGTTAAGTGGTTTTGTCAAAACAGATTAATTAACCATCCAAAATTATTCTCCTTTCCAATAGGTATTGCAAATAGTCAATGGGAACATGGCAATCAAAAACTCTTTAAGAGTATAGTTAATAAAAATTTACCAAAAGAATTTCTCGTATATAAAAATTTTGATATTGGCACCAATTCATATGAACGTAATTTATGTCATGCTGTTACTCAACGTAACGGAATACCCATGAGCTCGAAAACAACTATTCCGGAGTATTGGGATATACTAGCAAAGAGCGCTTTTGTAATATCACCGCCCGGTGGAGGTATTGATTGTCACCGTATATGGGAAGCTCTTTATTTTAAAACTATACCTATTGTTCAAAGTCATATAAGCTTTTCGCAATTTGAACATTTACCCATATTGTTTATAGACAAGTGGGAAGATGTCACGGTAGCGCGTCTACGTAAAGAAGCCCGGGCCCTTAATATAAATTGGGACATAAAAGAACTTAAACTAGATTATTGGAAAAGTAGTATAAGTTGAATAATTGACGTAATATAATACAATAGGGTATGATTATTAAAGAAGGTGTATACGATGGTAAGTTAATTCATGAAAGATTTGCCTATAAGTATTTTAGAAAACAAGTATCTCCATATGGCAACGTTGTTGCCTTTAGAGCTCCTATGTACGTTAAAGAGGAGCTTATTGATTTGGAGGACTCGTTAAGTAATGATTTTATTCATAGTCAAGATGCAATAAATTTTTGTTGGGAGATTCCTAATTTATGCCCGTTTGGTGCTGTATCTTTTCAAAGACTCTTTAATACTGCAGTGGCTAATATTTTGTCAAATATTATTCAAAAGCCTATTGTGGTAGATGGGGATGATTTACTCGTGCAAGACGAGTTCGTTGGAAGTGATGGAAAAGTAAGAAGTTCAGGTAAGGTGAGTGTTTCAATTACCTACTCAAAAGATAACGTAGCCGTTGGTCACACTGGTATTAATATTATAGCTGGTGATAAAGCTCCTGGTTTTGCTTATTCATCTAATTTATCTGAAAAAAATATAGAAGAGTTTATGACCGCAGTAATTGACTACTTTAATAATGAAGTTGCAGATGAATTTATTGCGACTACAAAAGTAATTGTATGAGTAAAACGTTAGTAACGGGAGGAACTGGATTAGTTGGTAGTAATTTTAATAAAGATTTTATTAAGGTATCTTCCAAGGATTACGATCTTATATCCAATATAGAAACAACAAAACTTTTTGATAAGTATTACCCGGATCGGGTAATACATACAGCAGCTCGTGTAGGGGGGTTAGGCTCTAATATAAAATACAAAGCTGATTATTTTTATGATAATATTTGCATTAATACAAACGTAATTAATCAGTGTCGTAAAAATAACGTAAAAAGGTTAGCTTGTTTTTTAACAACGTGTATTTTCCCTAATATTGTAAAATATCCTATTAAGCCGGAGTATCTTCACGAAGGCCCTCCTCATGAATCTAACTTTGGATATGCATATGCAAAAAGGATGGCAGAAGTACACATAAAAACCATTAACCAACAGTACGGTAAAAAGTATTTTTGTGTTATTCCTACAAACATCTATGGCCCGGGTGATAATTTTTCATTACGACATGGTCATGTAGTGCCTATGCTAATTCATAAAATGTTTTTAGCAAAAAAACATAATACGGATTTTGAAGTATGGGGATCAGGTAAGCCTCTAAGAGAGTTTATCTTTGCAAAAGATGTGGCAGCTCTTACTGAAAGATTGCTTGATGAATATAAAGGAACCGATTCAGTCATATTGTCAACAAGCGACGAAATTTCAATAAGAGAGGTTGTTGATATTTTAGTAAGTTTGTTTAAATTTGAAGGTAAGGTTGTTTGGAATACAGAAAAGCCTGACGGGCAGTATAAAAAATCAACCGATAATTCTAAGGTAAAGGAGTTATTTCCCGATTTTAAATTTACAAATTTAAAAGACGGTTTAGAAGAAACAATAGATTGGTTTAGCAGAAACTATGAACAAGCAAGGAAATAGAGCATTAATTACTGGTATAAATGGACAGGACGGTTCATACTTAGCTGAATTCTTATTAGAAAAGGGGTATGAGGTATTTGGTACTATTAAACGTAACTCTGTTTCTGAAAATCAAACTGCGAGATTGGATAATGTTTATAAAGAAATAGGTAAAAATTTAATTTATGCAGATTTATGTGACCAATCTTCCTTAATATCAGCTCTTCACAAAAGCAGACCTACAGAGGTTTATAATCTGGCTGCACAATCACACGTTAGAATTAGTTTTGATCAACCGGTTTATACAGCACTTAGTACAGGTCTTGGAACATTAAACTTACTAGAAGGTATTAGGACTCTTGATCCAACAATTAAAATGTACCAGGCATCTTCTTCTGAAATGTTTGGAAATAATATTGATAGTGATGGTTATCAAAGAGAAACAACGCCCTTGAGCCCGGTATCACCATATGGTTGCGCTAAAGTTTTTTCATATAACATTTGCAGAAATTATAGACAGTCATATAATCTATTTGTTTCAAATGGCATACTCTTTAATCACGAGTCGCCAAGACGAGGTAGTAATTTTGTAACTTCAAAAGTTGTTAAAACCGCTGTACAAATTAAAAAAGGAATAAAGGATGAACTTCGTCTTGGTAATTTGAGCGCTACACGAGACTGGGGACACGCTAAAGATTATGTAAAGGCCATGTGGCAAATTTTACAACATGAAACACCTGATGATTTTGTTTGTGCAACAGGTGTTTCTCACTCTGTAAAAGATTTAGTTGATTATACGTTTTCCAAACTTAAAATAAGTACAGATTGTGTTAAGCCAGACGAAAGGTACTTTAGACCTGAAGAATTGGACGATCTTAAAGGTGATAGTAGTAAGCTTAAAAATGCTGTGGGGTGGGAGCCTTCTTATACCTTCGAACAATTAATAGATGAGATGATAGAATATTGGGAAAATAAAATATGAATTTTTTTCAACTACAAAATAAATTATTTTACTCGAGAAAGAGTAAGGCGCAAGATTTAGATGCAGAAGGTGAACAAGCATTTGTTCCTTTCTTATTCAATCGGTGGTTATCTTTTTATAATACCGACATGTCTATATTTGTTAATGAAACTTTAAATCGATTTAGTACAATATTTGAAGATAAACAGGACGCATATAAATTATATTACTATCTTATACCACCTCTAAAATGGAAAAAGATACAATATATAAAAAAGAAAAAGAAAGAACAGGAAGAAATAGATTTATCTGCTTACGCAAAAAACAAAAATATTTCTGTTCGCGAACTTAAAAATTATATAAAAGATTATGAGTAGAGCACTAGTAACAGGCGGGGCCGGATTTATTGGGTCAAATTTAGTTGATCAGCTTATTGCTGACGGCTATGAAGTAGCGGTAATCGATAATGAGAGCTCTACTGTAAATGAAGAATTTTATTGGAATGATAAATCACAACACAATTATCTTATTAATATAACAGATCAAAGAGAGTGTAGTAAGATTTTTTCCAGCTTCAAGCCGGATTATGTTTTTCATTTAGCAGCTCATTCACGAATACCTGTCGCAATTAAGAATCCTATAGAATCTTGTGATGTAAATGTTGTAGGTACATGTAACATGTTGCAACAAAGTAGAGAGCACGGTGTAAAAAGATTTATGTTCTCGTCAACATCTTCTGTTTACGGGTTAGCAAATGAATGTCCATTGAAAGAGGACATGCCTCGAGATTGTCTAAATCCTTACTCCGTATCAAAAGCAGCAGCAGAAGAGCTATGTAAAATGTATTATAATCTATTTGACCTCGAGACAGTAATATTTAGATACTTTAACGTATACGGTGAACGTCAACCTCTAAAAGGTCAGTATGCACCTCTTATTGGAATTTTTCAGAAACAAAAAGAGGAGGGCCTACCAATGACAGTTGTTGGTGATGGTGAACAGCGAAGAGATTTTACATACGTTAGGGATATTGTAAAGGCTAACATTTTAGCTGCAGAGAGTGATAATGCAGATATTATAGGAGAAATATTCAATGTAGGTTCTGGTGTAAACCATAGTGTTCTTGATGTGGCAAATATTATTGGCGGTGAGACAAAGTTTATTCCAGATAGACCCGGAGAAGCTAGAGAGACATTAGCTGATTTAACAAAGAGTAAGAAGCTTCTTGGTTACGAGCCAAGTGTTAAATTAGAACATTGGATTAAGTCTTATGAAGCTTAAGGTCGGTATTGTAGGTCACGGCTTTGTAGGTAAAGCAGTTGATTATGGATTTTCAAACAACGTTAAAAAAAAATTAATAGATCCTAATTATAGTACTACATGTGAAGATTTATTGTCATTTAATCCAGATGTTGTTTTTATCTGCGCACCAACACCTATGAGTGACGATGGCAGCATTGATGCATCAATAGTCGAGCAGTGCTGTGCAGAGGTTAACGAGTTTACTAATGCATTAATAGTTCTTAAATCAACAGTGACGCCTGATATTGCAGACAACCTATCAAATAAATTTAAGGAATTTGTTTATAATCCGGAATTTTTAACTGAAAAAAATGCTAATGAAGATTTTGTAAATCAATTTATGCTTGTATTAGGCGGTAGGGGTCATAACACACAAGAGCTTGAAGAGATATACAACGAATTTAGTATATGTCGTCCATGCCCTGTTTTTCATATGTCAGCTGCTGAGGCGTCTTTTGTTAAGTACGGAATCAATACCTTTTTAGCTACAAAAGTTACATTTTTTAATCAACTGTATGATATAGCAAAAGAACACGGAGCTAATTACAATGCTATTATAAGCGCTTTAGGATCTGATCCAAGAATTACACATTCACATACTACAGTACCAGGGTTTGATAATAAGCGAGGATTCGGTGGTGCGTGTTTTCCAAAAGATACAGCAGCGTTTAATACCTTTTCTAAATTCTTTTCTGTTCTTAATGAATCTATCAAAGTTAATAACGAATATAGAAAAAATTATGAACTTGATGACAGGGAAAAGGAGCAAAATGTTCAATATAAGCATTAGGATATTGGATAAAAGGAACTACGTAGTTAAATAGTCTTATGGCAATGGCATCAATAGATAATTTAGCGCCTACCAAGAGTTTAATTGATTTAACAAGCTCTGATAAAGGTGATTTTGGACTAACCGACTACGATTTAACATTTCTTTTCGACGATATTTTGTTAATTGAATATGTTGACTTGGCAGAAAATTTTGATAATGGAGGAGACGCTATCGAACGAAATGGTATCTTAATTCCGACAAATCAAATTACCATGGCGTGGCGAAAAGGTAGGGTTATTCTATCAGGTCCGGATGCTAAATATGCTAAGGAAGGTGACATTGTTCTCTTTCCAAATAACATGGGTGTTACTATTTCTGGCGTCACAGTTCCAGGTAAAGGGACGGTGGAAAAGGGCATCTTCTTGAACGAAGAAAGAATGTTCGGTATCTGTAAAGCTAAAGATGATAATACAAAAAGCAGCTCTTGACGCTCTTTTACTAGATAATGTCTGTGAAATAAGATTTGCTCGTAGAATAATTAAGCCTGGTCAAGCCCCTACGAGAAGAATGCTTTGTACAAAATCACTATCTCTACTTAACTCTGTTAATGGTAGGATTTCATTAAATTATTTTCCGCCAAAAGGACCTCCTAAAGCTTATCTTGGTCCAGATAGGTTAGCTGTTGCGTGGGATATATTAATGCAGGATTATAGAAATATAAATACCTTGCAATGTGATTTAATACAGCAAATTCCTGCTAATGATGATTTTTGGGTATATTTTAATGAGAATATATATCCAATGTCTGCAAAACAAAAATTTAATTATATGAATTCATGAATGTTAATTTAGAAAGAGTAACAGATTTTTTAAAACCATTTCTATTACAAGATATAGTAATAAAGACAGATAAAAAAGTTCTAAAACGAGGCAAACTTAAAATTTTCCAAATAAAACAATATTACATAAATTTATCTTTGGAATTTAATGATGCTGTAAAATCGTATGAAATACCGTACCCATTTAAAATGCATCATGATGAGGATGGTAAAGGTGTTTTAAATTATCACCTAAGCTCTTTCATACCAAAAACACAAATGACAATGGTTAAGTTTTTAGATAACTCTTCTAAAACTAAGCTGTATGATAATCTTGTATATATATTGCCTTCCGAAGATACTATAGTATAATAAAGTGTGTTAGGCGGTTTATTAAAAAGCTTTCCGGAAGGGTATACTCCGAACTCTGCGCAAGTAAAATTGCTAAAGAATATTGATCAAGCCTTTGATGATGGTTATAAATTTGTTGTTTGTAACGCACCTACAGGATCAGGTAAAAGTTTTATATCAAAAACACTTGCAAACTCTTCAAAGGAATCATCGGATAACTTTAAAGATCTAATAACCTCATATACTGCATTTAAGATAGATCAAACCGGTTCATATACACACGAAGACGAATGTGAGGAAGAAGAGCCTGCCGGTACTTTTGCGCTTACAATAACTAAAGCTTTACAAGATCAATACAAGGATTTATTTAACGATACAGTTTTATTAAAAGGTAAGAGAAATTATGTCAGTACTATCGATTCAAATATCGATGTTGAATTAGAATCTTTAATTATACCTAAAAGCATATTAGAAGATCATAGAAGACGACATAAGTGTCCGTATCATAATAATCGACGCGACGCCCTTATTAATAAATTTGCAGCATTGAACTATAACATGTTCTTTTCTTTACCTAACCATATAAAGAAGAGACAGTACTTAGTCTGTGATGAGGCTGCTGAATTAGAAGATCAACTAGTAAAGGAATTTTCTTGTGATATTAATTTTGAAATGCTAAAGAGGATGGATATCTTAGTAAGACCATTCTATTCAAAAAATAATGCTAATGTTATCAAATGGATTAATAGTTTAATATTAGATATAAGTGATAAAATAGATCAACTACGAGATATTATTAGTAATAGTAATACAAATAATAAAAAATTTCTAATTGAAACACGCAGACAGTTTGTTGGTTTGAGAAATTTACACACAAAACTATCGTTAATTTTAGATACATGGAGTGATAGTGAATATCTTTTTGAAACAAGTAAAGAAGGAATTAACTTTATGCCTTTAAAAGTAAATAATCTTTCTAGTCATCTATTTAAGTATGCTGATAGAGTAATATTAATGTCTGCTACTATTATCGACCCTACTAATTTTTGTAAAACGTTAGGTATAGATAAATTTAAATATGTTGAAGCTGAATCGTCATTTGACGCGAAAAAAGCACCAATATATTGTAATACAAAAATTAAACTAAACTACCACAACTTAAAGCGAAGCTTACCAAAAATTATCAAGCAGGTAGAAGGTATTTGCGAGCATCATAAAAATGATAAGGGTATTATTCATACACATAATAATACTATTACCTCGTTTCTACAAAAAAAATTATTTAATGAAAGATTTTTGTTTAGAGAGCCCGGAGTTCGAAATGAAGAAATTTTAGATATACATTTAAGTAAGGATAAGCCAACTGTGTTAATATCTCCGTCTATGTCTCATGGCGTTGATTTAAAAGATGATCTAGCTAGATTTCAAATTATTATAAAGGCGCCTTATTTACCAACTAAAGACAAAAGGATAGAAAGACTAATGAAAGATGACTTTAACTGGTATTCAAATAAGATGTTATGTTCGGTAATTCAGTCATGTGGAAGAGGAGTTAGATCTAAAAAAGATTATTGTACTACCTACATTTTAGATGGTGCTGTTGTTGAAAGTATTGTAAATAACAAGCATAAGTTGCCAAAATATTTCATCAACAGGTTTTTGTAATAAATATATGTACGGATGAAGAACCGAGCATTTCATTTTGAAATTAAAGATTTATTAACACAGTTTATAGCTGCGTTTGACGATACTGTTATTAGTCGATACAATAAAGATAGAAACCCTGCTAATAATATTGAAGTGCGTTATGTCTTTGCTCCAAAACAGAGAGTAATGTATGACATTATAAACAAGGCACAAAATTTAACTCTACCGGTTGTTGCTGTTAATTTAACGAGTATAACTAGAGACAATGATAGGGTTTTTAATAAATTAGCACCGTCTTATATACCAGCTCAAAAAATGGAGAATCCTAAATCTGCTTCAAAATTTTTGATGCCAGTTCCTGTTAACTTAGAAGTTAGTATGTCCATTCTTGCAAGATATATGCAAGATGTAGATCAAATTGTGTCGAATTTTGTACCGTATAATAATCCATACATTATTCTTACGTGGGAAGTACCATCTGATTTCGGTGCAGATTATGGTCAAGAAATAAGAAGTGAAGTGTTATGGAATGGTAACCTGGCTTACAGCACTCCAACAGATACTACTTATAATGATAAATTTAGAGTAACGGTTGATACGTCCTTTACAATTAAAGGCTGGCTTTTTCCAGAACAAAAAAGTACGCAAGGCAGTATATATAAAGTTGATAATAATTTTATAGCTGTAGATTTAGCTAATAAAATATATTCACCACTTGATCCGACAGAGCCTGTACAAAATAATACATATCAAGAGCTAGGATATGGAAGTCTCTCCGGAATAGGTTTAAATGTGCCAACAAATTATACAGAAACAGTAACTGTATCAGGCGTGCCGGAGTTTACCAATATATTTTTCGCGACCACCGGAACTTTTATAGAGTTAAATAATTTTCCATCAGGTACTGTTACTAATATTTTAACCTGCACAAACCCCGGGGCCGCGAACAGTAATTTTATTTTATATGGAAAAAGATTTGATAGAAGTAATAAATTTTATTTAAGTTCGTATGTCGATCTCGCTGGAGCTTTTGCTGGTACAGGGGGGTTCTTTACTAACTTTACTCCCATTACGTCTGCAAAAATGAATACAATAAGTGGTTATGAACTTAACGATTCATTCTATAAAGTTGTAAATGATAACGTAGTTAACTTCTTCTTCGCCACGTCAGCTCTCAGTGCTTCAAAAGGTGGTGAATTCACAATTGTTACTGGAAATGAAGCTGGGTGGGCAACTTCTTATCAAGCCAGTAGCTCTATCCTTAAATTAACATAAATATATACAATGCCTGGAACCGGATCATCAACAAGCTCAGATCAAAATCGCTCTTATGTGACTAACGACGGTCGTGCTGCAACTTTTGGAAGAAATTTAATTCAATATATTCAAAATAGGTTGCCGTATTCGACAGACGGACGAGGCGAAAACGACGCCCTTAATCCTAAGTATAAGTTTTTTCAGAAAGCTGGAATGAGAAGAGCTGAGGCACTAGCTAAAGCTTCTGTTTCTTCCTCTAACCCTTATAACAATATACCTATAGGTGATTTCGCAAAAGATTCATCTTTCGGTGACGTCATGTATGCCAATATACAAGACGATAAGCAAGGTAGATTAAGAGACTATAGAATAATGGCCGCATATTCTGAAATTTCAGATGCGTTAGATGAAATTTGTGATGAAATGATTAATCCGGATGAAACTGGATGGATTACAAATTTACACTTTAAAGATATAGATTTAACAATAGATGAAAAGTCTGAGGTAGAGAAACAATTTCATAGATATGTTGAATACTACGATCTTAAAAACAAAGGATGGCAATATTTTAGACAATTAATGGTCGAAGGAGAGGTTTTCTTTGAGCAGATAATTCATGAAGGTTATGTTAAGGATGGTGTATTAGGTGTTATTAATCTACCATCTGAAATTATAGACCCTGTATATAATAATATACAAAATATGCTCGTTAAGGGATATATTTATAGAAAACCAATTTTTAGTCCTCATCAACCAAATAAGGTTGAAAAGGTAGAATTTATTCCAATGGATCAAAACCAGATTATGTATGTTAATTCTGGTGTGTACAATGAGACTAAAAACTTTATTATACCTTTTCTAGAAAATGCTAGAAGACCATATAGACAATTATCATTAATCGAAGATGCAATTGTTATCTATCGCTTAGTTAGAGCTCCAGAAAGATTAGTCTTTAATGTTGATGTTGGTAATATGCCACCTCCGAAAGCTGAAGCATATCTTAAAAAGCTTATTTCGCAATATTGGTCTAGAAAAACTTTCGATATTGATCAAGATGATGTGGTGAAGAAGTTTAATCCTCAATCAATGCTTGATGCGTTTTGGTTCGCCAAACGTCAAGGATCGGAAGGTACTTCAGTAGATCAATTAGCCGGGGGAGCTAATCTCGGTGAACTTTCCGACTTAATGTATTTTATTAAAAAGCTTTATAGAGCTCTTAAAGTACCTTCCGCTAGATTAGATCCACAAGATCAAGTTGAAGCTTCAGGTACATCAATCTTGAGAGAAGAACTTAAGTTTGCACGATTTATAATAAGACAGCAGCAAAGATTTGCAGCTGGTCTTAAAAAGGGATTTATTACTCATTTAACCTTAATGGGTATTTTTGAAAAGCTCGAGCTTAATGAACAAAATTTAGAGATTGAGTTTAATGTACCTACTAATTTTTACGAGCTTAGAGAAAATCAGAGGCTTGAGCTTAAATCCGGAAACTATACTAACTTAGCTGGTAATGAATTTGTATCTGCAACATATGCACAGAAAAAATATCTTGGATGGAAAGATAAAGATATCTTAGCTAACAGAGAATTTTTAAGAAAAGATGCTGAGCTGCAGTGGGAGCTAGCTCAAATTACTGCCGCAGGCCCTGCATGGAAAGAGCAAGCCCTCGCTGGTGAATTAGCAGAAGGTGAAGCTGCTGTTGGTGGAGAAGGTGGTGGTGTAGGTGGTGGTGGAGCCGGTGGTATACCAGAGTTCGGTGGAGGTCCCGCGGACACAGGAGAAGCTGATACAGAAGAAGTCGCAGAAACGGAAGTTGAAGTAGAAGAGCCTGCTGAGGTTTAACGAGAAGGGTTACTGCTAAAGAACTGAGCTCTATATTGAAGATGACCTGCAGTACCGTATGCAGATACTTCGTTAACGTTGGTTATACCTCTAAATGTAAATTGTTCGTCATCTTTAAGAACAAATCCACGGCTTCCACCGGCTCCTTTAGGTGAACTAGCTCCAAATGGTCCGTTATTTTTATCAAATATAGTTACTGTACCACCGGTCCTATTTATTAGAATAATTTCAGAGCAAGGCTGTCCTACACCGTGTCCACCCGTATCAACACTCGACAAACATGTTAAGGTGTTCGAAACAATCGCCATTTGGAATGTTCTACATTGATTTTCATTGTAATATGTACTTCCTGAATTAGTTTTTGGTGGTGTCGCCATATATTTATTTATGCCCGAATAAATAATTTTATGGCACTTGCATGCACAATTAAACCGCTTTCTGCTTTTTTATCAACAAATTTAAATAATAAAATTACAACATATGATAATTTAGGAGATAGAATTAAAAGATCGTTAGGTTATCCGTTAATTAGTTTAGAGATACATACTGATCAACTTAGACAGAATATTCAATTAGCAGTAGAATACTATACAAAATTTGCTGGTTATACGAGGGAGTATCTTATATTTGACTCTGATATGTATGAGAGTAGAAAAGGTATTCGATTAGACTTTTTATATACATTAGCAAATACAGATCTCGATACTAAAAGAAAGCAGATTGATGGCACAAATCCATTAGGACCAGGTCCTGAATTTTATGGTTCATATCCCCCAACGACACTAAGCGCTGCAGGGAAAGGTAATTCTACGACCAACCTTGCTTCTGTTTATGTTGCTACCTCTACATTAAGTGCTTCAAATTTTACACACCCGGGCCATAACGGCAGACTTAATTCTCTTTCTTCTCTCTTTGCTTCCGCAACTGCTGGTAGAGGACCAGGGATACAAGCTCTTGAAGTATTTTCAGAAACTCTATATACAGATATTACTGCCTATAGACCCGGTCTCAGTGCTTTTTTTAAAGCAACACCACAACAAACTGTAACTTTTGAAGGTCAGGAAACAAAAGCATTGTATTATCAAAATGTTTTTGATTATGATGTAATGGAGTATAGGAAGGTTGTAGATGTTATTGACTTTGAAGAAGGCTCTACTACAGGCATTAATACTCTTTTTACACTTGAGCAAACACTTGCGCAACAAACTTATTTTAGCTATGCCTTAGGTAACTATGGGTTTGATCTTGTTTCGTGGTATACTCTTAAAGAATGGATTGATACGAGAGAAAAACTGCTAGCAATACGTAGGGATATTAAATTTGATCCTAGAACACAGTACATGCAAATGTACCCTCAACCAGATTCAGGAGATAGATTTTATGGTGTAATAGGATGCTACTTAGAACGGCCTATTAGAGATGTTATTATGGAGCAGTGGGTCTATGAATATGCTCTTGCGTTAAGTATGATAACTATTGGACGTGTTAGAGGTAAGTTTGGCAATGTACAATTATTAGGGGGTGGAGCATTAAACTATGATATGCTTCAAGAAGGTCTAGATAAAAAAGCTGAACTTGAAAATAAACTACTAGAAGGATCATCACCAGGATTTGGTGACACAGATCCACCAATGTTTTTCGTAGGATGAGGAAGAAATGGCGTCAAGGTGTCTTTACTCCAATTAATTCTGAAAAATTTATTGGCTCAAAAGCAGTATACAGATCAGGTTTAGAGTTAAAATTTTTTAGATTTTGTGATACAAATCCGAATGTTATTAAATGGGGCAGTGAAAATGTAGTTGTACCTTATAAAAGTCCTTTAGATAATAGAGTACATAAGTATTATGTTGATAATTTTGTTTCTATTAAGGAGGGTAATAATATAATAAACTATCTTGTTGAAATAAAGCCATCGAAACAGACTAAACCCCCGCAAACTAAGTACAGAAAAAAGCAACATTTAATTTATGAGCAAAAAATGTATGTGACAAATCAAGCTAAATGGAAAGCAGCAAGGGAATATTGTAAAAAGTGCGGATTTACCTTTATTATTATTACAGAAAAGGAGCTTTATCGTAAGGGGTGACTAAATAATAATATGGCTCTAAAACTTAACTTGGTTGTTGAAAAACCTGATGTAAACGACGAATTCGAATACATTGAAGAAGAAGTAGATAGAAACTCACCCTCAAATTTATTCATAAAAGGTCCTTATATGATGGCAGAGGGTGTAAATAAAAACAATCGACTCTATCCATTAGATGAATTAGAAAGAGAAGCCGCCCGGTATATTGAGGAAATGGTAACACCGGGCCGTGCGATGGGAGAGTTAAATCACCCAACTACAGCAGATGTTGACTTAGAGAGAGCTTGTCACATGGTAACAGAGTTAACACAAGATGGAAACGTGTTTTATGGAAAATCAAAGGTTTTATCAACACCTTGTGGTCAAATAGTTAGATCTTTAATTAATGATGGAGTCAAGGTAGGTATGTCTTCACGCGCTTTAGGAACACTTGAAGAAAGCAGCGAGCATAGTACAGTAAAAAACATGAAATTAGTAGCTATTGACTGTGTAGCAGATCCGTCTTATCCAAAAGCCTTTGTCAATGGTATCCTAGAATCTAAGCAATGGGTTGTTGTTGGTGATGACAAATACGAAGAAGTATACGAAAATTTTGAAAAATCTTTAGAAAGATTACCTAAAAAGGATATTGATACCTTTTTACGTGATAGAATTCTTAGCTTTATTAAATCAATCTAATAAATAATATTATGGGCAAAGAAAAATTAAAGATAATTAAGGTCATTGAGCATATTTCTAAGAAAAATTATGCCCAAGCACATAAATATTTAAAGAGCGTCATCGAAGATAAAATTACTAAAAGAATCGATCGCGCAACCGAAAAACCACTCTTTTAAACATGAAGAAATCAGAAGCATTACCAAAACAAGCAGCAGAGGTATTAACAGAGGATTCTGTTAAGGAAATTGAAACTGCTATTGAAGAAAAAATTCAATTATCGGTTGAAGCTGCTTTAACTAATCAAGATGAGCTTTATGCTGAAAAACTTGAAGAGTTAGTAGGCGCAATTGATAAAGATCATACAGATAAACTTAAAAGAGTTGTTGAAGCTGTTGATCATAATAACGCTAACAAGCTTATTACTGTTGTAAAGCGATACGAAAATGAGCTTAACGGTAGAGCTACTAAGTTTAAGTCGACTTTAGTTGAGAGTATTTCAGATTATCTAGAAGAGTATATTGATGAAGCCATTCCAGTACAAGCTATTGAAGAAGCAACTAAGAATAGAACATCACGAGAAGTACTTGCTAACCTAAGAAAGGTTCTCGCTGTTGATTCTTCTCTTATGGCTGAATCTGTTAAGGAAGCTGTTGTTGATGGTAAATCGCAAATTGATCAATTAGCTCAAAAAGTAACAAAGCTTGAAAGAGAAAACAACCTTCTTAAAGAAGCTTATACCAAGACCAAGGCTGATTTACTATTAGAAACTAAGACATCACATCTAACAGGTAAAAAGAAAGAGTATATGTTAAAGATTCTTAGTGATAAATCACCTAAGTTTATTGAAGAAAATTTTGATTACACTGAAAGACTTTTTGATAAGAAAGAAAAAGAAAGACTTAGTGTTATTAAAGAGGAAGCATTTACACAACGTAAAGTTAAAACTGATGCCCCTCGACAAAAGATTTCAGAGAAGAAAAAAGAGCCTATTAACCCATATTTACAGGAGTTAAAAAGAGCTCACAAATAATTTCAACCCTGAACAATGAGGTGCTTGTCACCTGAGTATCTTGGGCTAGTTCGAAATGCTAAGCCCATGAGGTAAAATGAAAGGAAACGTCTAATTATGAATAAACCACAATCATTTATTGATAGAGATAGAGCAGATACACTTCTTGAGAAGTGGGCGCCTGTCTTGGAGTATTCTTCTGATAGTGTTAAGCCTATTGAGGACGATCATACCCGCTTGAATACCGCCATTCTTCTGGAAAACCAGGAAAAGTGGTGTATTGAGGAAGCTAACTCCGCTGGTCACAGCGGTGCTTTCGGTGGCGGTCCTACCACTACGAACATATTTAACCCTGGAGGTAACTCCAATCAGGGTCCGCAAGTTGCAGACTCGGGTGATACATATGCTCCTGGTGATGCTCGTCTCCCAAAAGTGCTTATCCCGATGATTCGTCGTACGTTCCCTGAGCTTATCACCAACGAAATTGTCGGTGTTCAGCCAATGTCAGGTCCAGTAGGACTTGCCTTTGCGCTTCGCTACGCTTACCAGAGCCAGGTTCTCGGAAACGGAACTGATGGCACTGGATCAGGCGCTGGTGCACCGATTGGTAGTACAACTACTGGTCCCGGATGGAAGCCTGGTCCAGCAGACGGAAACGGTCATTCTCAAGAGTATAATGGCGCAGCCGGTCTGCCTGGTACGGAGCTTGGATATCAGCTTCTTGATACCCGTTTCACTGGATCGTCTTCGCAACGATTGAGTGGAACTAAGACGTCTGCGGATTGGAAATTCACTCCAGAAGACGGTGGTACAGCTCAGATTCTTTCTGCTTTTGAGATTACTGGTAACATTCCTCAGGTTGAGGTTAAGTTCGAGAAGACCGCTGTTGAGGCCGGCACACGCCGCCTTGGCGCACGTTGGTCCGTCGAGCTTGAGCAAGACCTTAAGAACATGAACGGTATCGATATTGACGCTGAGATCACAAACGCTATGTCGTATGAGATTCAGGCTGAGATCGACCGTGAGATGCTCATCAGGATGATCCAGGCCGCTCTTAACGGTGGATATAAGAAAGGCTATTCAGTCTGGACACCTGCTTCTGCAGATGGCCGCTGGTTAGTTGAGAGGAACAGAGACTTCTATCAGCGTCTCATCATTGAAGCCAATCGTATTGCTGTACGTAACAGACGTGGAGCTGCTAACTTTATTGTAGCTACTCCTCGTGTTTGCGCCATCCTTGAGATGCTCCCTGAATTCCAGTGGGTACCTGTACAAGGTGATGTGAACACTCAGCCTGTTGGTATTGCGAAGGTTGGTTCAGTTGGTGGAAGATTTAACGTTTACCGTGATACCAGAACAGAGGTTCAGAACTCTAGTTTCTACTCCAATGCTAACACCGATAAATACGGTACTTCTAGTACTGCAAACGTCGAGTACGCATTGCTTGGTTACAAAGGTCCTGAGTTCTATGACACTGGTATTATTTATTGTCCTTACATTCCTGTCATGGTACAGAGAACGATTGGTCCTAACGACTTCGCGCCACGTGTTGGCTTGCTTACTCGTTATGGTGTTGTTGACAACATCTTCGGTGCTGATCTCTACTACCACGTCATACTTGTTCAGGGACTCGGTAATACGTTTACTCCAGGCTCAACTTCGGTCTACTTCTAATAGTACATCGCTGATTAAGCAGCAGTCGAGAGACAGATCACAGAAACAGCAGAGCGAAAGCTCTGCTGTTTTTTTTTATTTTACAGGGGGTTATTTAGTTAAAAGCAGTCAAAAATCAATAAATAATTACATGAAGTTTTCATATATTAAATTAAATGATGGTAATTATGGTGCTTGGACCGGTTCTGGTTTAAAGAGAGTGGAAGACTGGTATACTGGAGATTCATACGGTATCGGCACTGCCAACAACGACAATATTGATACAGATTATTATATTATATGGAACGAATGGCCAGTTTTTGCCGGAGATGCAGGGTCTGATTCTACTGACGTTGTATCTGGTACAGATTTAGCTAATATTGGTATCGACAATCTTTATTTCTCCAGAAAAGATGGAGCTGTTTCAACCGCAGGTTTAGATTGTGCAATCGTCAGAAAATTAGATAGAAAAGCTGTACGTATACAAGTTTCCGGAACTAACGTGACGCACTACACAACGGCGATAGCTGATAATGCTACTATTACAGAAATAAGCCCATCAGATGGTCCTTGGTCACCAGAAATTGGCAGACTAATGAACATGGGTTATATTGGTTAAAATAAACCTATTCCGGTTTATTATATTCAGCACGCACTCTACCGTCTTCATCTGTAGTAGAGTTATTACACATATGTGGGTCATGTCTCTCACCTAATACCATCCATGATACTGTAGCA